CACTGGTATTCGTCGCCGGGTTAATTTCGCGCTCGGGCTGCTGCGTTTCAGGCTTGCTATTAATCAGGTTATTCAGATCGGCACGGCTGCGCGCCGGTGTTACATCGCGTTCCGATCGCTGCGCCGGTTCAAACTCATCCGGGGTATAAACACCGAGAATCACGTCCGGGCAGTAGAGGCGCGCCCAGTATTTAACAGCCAGATATGCCAGTTGCTGCTTTGGTGCTGTCTTCCACAACGGGGAATTGCGAGTGGTGACGTACTCCATGTAAAGCGGCTCACCCCACGTGATTTCTGTTTCACCGCGCAGCACTGCGCCGACGCGTACAGACAGGCCACGCTCATTCGAGGCATTTGCGGCGCCAGGCTTAAACTTCTCCCAGTCACCGCCGTATTCGTATTTGAAGCGGCCCTGCACGGCGGTTGAGCTCGTGATTACCGCGTTGACCAGCTGAGCCTCATAACCCAGCGTGCCGTTAACCAGATGCGTTTTCTGCGCCACCGCGTAAGGATTCATTCCCCACTGAGCAGCCTGTAATGCGATCGCCAGACAGTCAGCAGGCTTGCCGGACAGGTGAGCAGGAACCGTTGCTTTACCCTGTGACATGACTTCGGCAAAGGCCTGAAGCTTGTGCAGGCCGCTTGGGCTGAAGATTGCCGCTTTGGTGTCAGCCTCATTGACTTGCGCGGTGATGATATCGTTGCTCATGCGTAATCCTTTCTCTTGGCCCAATCCGGGCGTGTAATTTCTTCGATGCCGCCCCAGTTACCGGACAGCATGCATTCGTGATAGGTATCGAGGTTGCGACGGAACAGGTCGTAACCGACGGCAACATCATCTTCCTGCAGCTGGAAGGTGCGCACAGGGTACCGGCCACAGTCGATCGCCTCGCTGACTGCGATGAAAACGAAAAGGGGATATTCACCGAAGTGTTTACTGAATCCTTCTCGGTAATAGGCGTCCTGAACGTGATATCGGAACTCTTCAACGTGTCGGGCGAAGCGCGACATATCAGCTACTTTCTTCACGTCGACAATAACGGGCTGGCCCGACAGGAACTTGTCCGGACGGATACGGCAAAGCTCGCCGGTCTGTTCGTCGTTCCAGTAGATTGACGCTTCCTGATGACCTTCAGCCTCAAGCAGCCAGCGTGCCGCCGGATGGGCCAGGGCGCTGGCACGCATCAGCTGCAGCTTTCGGCCCTGCTCGGCATCCATCACCGTCATTCCCGAGTTTTCGCAGTCCTTCAGGAATCGCTGCTCATCGGCCTTGCCTTCATTGGTTCGCCGGTTGAATGCCGGGGCCACGATGAAGCGTTTATCAAACTCCTCAGGCTCCAGCAGCAGGCAATGCAGCGCCGTTCCCATGTCCAGCGCCGCCTTCTTCTCTGCGTCTTCCGGCGCTCCTTTGCGCCACTGGAAGATGGCCGGGTTGATAGCGATGTCGTCCAGCTGCGATTTGCTGATTCCAGCGCCGCCGTGATAGTCCTCGTTGCTGATGTCGTAATAGATGCCCGGCTGCATTACGCTGCCTCCTGATTTCCGTGTTTGTTGCGGTAAATCCCGATCGCAATTTCACGCCGCGCAACCCGCACCATCGCCTCACGCAAAAACGCGTCAGCGGCTTCGTGCTGCTCGTCGTCTTCATCGAACATCTCAATGGCAGGGTAGTCGTAATGCTTTGTCAGGAAGGCGCACAGAGCGGGCATTAACGGGTTAGTCTTGTGCTGGTTCATGCGCGCATCGACTTCAGCGGCAATACACTCCAGCTCATTCTCAGGCAGGTTGTCGGCGATATCCTGCACCTCATGCCGGGCTGTTCTGTTCAGTCTCATTTCTTCTCTCCCAGTCCGAGGCTTTTCAGCATCAGGTTGATGAAGGTGAAATCCTTCGAGTTCTCCAGCATCTTGCGATGGCGCTCTAACTCTTCCTGCTGCTTCTGGTAAGGCAGGGTGGGTGATTGAGTCTTCATGGCTTGCCCTCCTGCGATACGACCTGTAACAGGCGCTCCCAAAGCTGCTGTAAGCGGCTCTTAGGCTTCCACGACATAACGTCTGCGCCGGTGAGTTTGAAATCTAACATGGTGTTTTTGGGGCAGCCCGATGCCGCCCCAGCGATAGCGAAAGCTTGCATGGGGATACTCCGTTGGATGGGTTAGGTTGGTGTAAAAAAGAAGGCCGCACTAAGCGGCCAAATCGCATTCTGTTCTGTCTCTATCATTTGAAACTTCACAGCGTTGGTGCGTAGCACCTCAAAGCCGTCTGAGTAAGCGGCTTTACGGTGTCACTCAGTGGGTGGTTCAGGCAGAGGCATCCAGTGGGTAATCTCATTTAGATAAAGGTCATGCCCATCACCATCATCCCAGGCAGTACGTCCGTCATCGAACCAATCTGCAAAAATTCCTACCTGATAGTTAGGTCTGCAAGCCGGATAATGATTTTTGAAATCAGCGGCCATGACGTACTCACGACCAGGCATGCGTTCACTGCAATTAATCCATTCCATCTTCAACCGCCTGCTATAAACCCCAGCCCCATCAACACACCAGTCACCAACCAAATGAATATGTAATTACCAGTGCTTATCATGGAGCCTCCAGATATGAAAAAGGCCGCCTAAGCGACCTTTATGAATTCTGCGTTGTCTTCTGGCCTGAACCGCTTTGGGCAATCTCCTGCCGTCCATAGGTTGTTTGTCTGCCATTCTCTTGAACCATCAAGCATACGGATTGAGAACTTTCGACCACCAAACCCAAGAAATTTGCTATCTGTGTTGGGTGAATTACCGCCGTCTCTGTAAAACGCGCCGCCAATCACAATCATCCCTTTTACTTTCAGCTTATCTAGCCAAAAATCGCACCCGAAACAGAGTTGGTTCTGTATCAGCTTTTCTTTGTGGACATACGTTGCAAATTCAGGCATTCCACATTCTTTGCAAATATGGAAGTAGTCGCCATTCTGCAATTTTTGGGCAAAGTACTTCTCGTTTCTCTTAAAGTCCCGGATTTTATCCTGAGAGTCGGGATTGTCTTTGTTGGCTTCACACCAACTATCAATTGCATCACTCATTTCAACCTCTTGCGGTCACAATATCTTTTGAGTTGCGATACCCGGCAGCGAATATCGCGATTTCTGGTAAGCACTGTGATGTGCTCTCATGCCTGTCACGCAGAGAAGGGGAGATAACTGCTTTCTCTACTCTCTGGTTGCAGCTGGATAAGTAGCTGACGATGCGGCGCTCGAAACCCTGCTGTTGCAGCTTCATGGCCCGATGCTCTACTGCTCGTTGCAGCTTCTTGCGTTGCTTGTTGTTCATGTTGCCTCCGGTAATTGGCTTAGGTGATTGGATGGCCGGCGCTGAACTCCGGCATGACTATCAGCAACCTAGTTGACACCGGAGTTTCACCGGGGCTAAGTTTTCGACTGCTGTTTATTGGGCTACCACCGGACTTTAGGGCTGCTTACTCAACATTGTTTCGTCCAGTCATCTGCACGATACCCATCAGGTCTTCCACTTGCGCATCAGCCTGCGCATTCATCCAATCCCAAAGCCAACTTCACTTTGGTGAGACCGAATCAGTCTCAATCTCTATTGTTAAAGAACCCGCCACTCCGTTCCCTGTGGCCTGCCAGCGTCCTGCTGATGGGATAAACAATACTAGCGGTATTATTAATTAGCAATACCCTGAGTATTAAAAATAATATCAGCGGTATTACTTGCATGATTTAGAAGGGAATTTATTTTTTGAATGGGGATTAGCAGTCACAAAAAAGCCCGCTCAGTAGTGGCGGGCTAGGGTGGGACAGGCTTGAAGACGACTGATTTACTGGACTACTTTATGAACTGAGACAGCTTCAATTATTTTATATACAGTAAAAAGAATCGACGGAACACCCAAGATCAAGCCCACTACCCATCGAGTTACATCCAGTTTTACAGCTGAGAGAGATTCCTGCAATCCAGCTGTTTGCAATTTTATTGAAGTATCAAGTTTCAGAGATTGGGCAGAAAACTCTTTTTCAATAAGCATCTTTTGAAGCTGCATATGAGCATCAAGTTGTGTCTTTTGCGCATTTATATGCTGGTCAAGAGAACTTTTTTGGGAGTTTACTGCGTCTTTAACATCGCGCAAATCAGCTCTCATTTGCTCACGCCACTCAGCCATATCTTTCTTCATTGATGCAGCAACAACATCAATTTCAGACTTATTTGACTTAAGGTGAGCTTGTAGCTCTGATCGACTAAAATCGGACATCAGGTCGCCCTCCTTTTGAGTAGCATCAGCTTCGGGCTCTTCTGTATCACTGGTTGACTGTCCAGCTAAAACATCATTGCCAACAACTGTAGCATAACTGCCGGGCAAAACATTATCCGAAACTGCGCTATTCAAATTGCTTGAGAAAACTGCTTTGTGATCATTCTTAACTTCGACAGCAATGTTTTGCGCGATCGTTAAGAACTTTCTGTTCTCAACATTTGGGATGTTAATAATGACTGGTTCTGACGCGTTATGTGAATGATATGACAGTACAATTTTACCAACAAAATCTTCAGACATTCTATCGGTAGAGTCATTCATTAAGGCTGACCTTCAATCTGAACTATAGCTTGCTCTATAGCCAATTTTAGCGCCTTAAGCTGCTGAAATGGCATAAAAATTGTACATTCGTGAGTAACTTCATTAACGGCGCCAATTGACAGCTCTTGTTTGCCCGAACTATCGGCTTCAGACGCTGCCATTACAGCTGGTTGCAGTCGATTAGACAGAAAATGTATGTTGACCACATCCTTTGAGGTTGCTGCAGGGCCAAATCCAGCAAATTCTGCAAAATGTTCAGAGTAATTAGGTGATTTAGTTAACTTTTTATCAGACACAATTTATCCTTTTGTTATCAAAGTATGCCGATCATGATCGGCATATAACTATAATTCTTTAATCAAAAATTCTTTGCAGGCCGCTGAGCTTTAAACCAACCGCATCTTTGTCTCGATCGCTACACCAAGTACCTTACAGTTACCGTTCACTGGCACCATAGGCCACTGTGGGTTCAGTCCCTTAAGATACTTCTGGCTGCCATCAATGATGAGCTTCTTAAACGTGGCCTCATTGTCATCAGTCAGCTTTGCCACGACCAGGCTACCGTTGATTGCTTCACGGCCGGTATCAAACAGGACGTATGTTCCTGCCGGGATACTCAGCCCCATGGGAGCGGTCATTGAATCGCCTTCCACCTGCAACCAGAAAGCATCTCCCTGCGTATGTGCGTCAGATTCAAGCCACATATCGACATCCTTAATCGTATAGGGTTCACAGGCTTCATCCCATGCGCCGGCCTGAACCTTGCTTAGAACCGGATAGCGCGCGGTCGGCTTGTGGTCTCTCGGGTTTGAGACGTTGGCATCAGCTGATGAAGCGTAGCTACTTGCCTCTCTGGCAAGAGTGGGGCTGAAGTCAGCGATTGAGCACTGAAGCATCTTCGCAAACACAGATGCCACTGACACGTTCAGAGAGTTTCTTCCGTTTAGGTAATGCCCAACACCGCCTTGGGTTATATCCAAAGCGTCGGCTATATGCTGTTGCGTAATGCCCAGCGACTTCTTCTTTGACTCATACAAAGCTTTCAGACGAGTAGCGTCAGCTACCTGCTCTGGAGTCAGTTCTTTTTTCTTTTCCATCCCCGGATTCTAATACCCAAGTTATTAAAAAATGAAATACCGCAAGTATTGATATATTTAATACTTGTAGTAT